GCTTCGACGGCTTGGCTTCAAGGTGTTTGTCCTTGATGATGAACAGCAGATTGGAGGGATTCTTGTTGCAATACAAACCACATAAATATCAAAAATATGCTACCCGCTACATTGATGAGCACCCCATCTCCGCCGTGCTGCTTGATATGGGACTTGGCAAAACTTCTATAACGCTGACGGCGCTGAACGACCTGCTATTTGACAGCTTTGAAGCGCACCGCATTCTGGTCATTGCCCCGCTGCGAGTAGCACGGGATACATGGACGGCTGAAGCGGATAAGTGGGATCACCTGCAGAGCCTCATCTGCTCCGTGGCCGTCGGCACCGAAGCGGAACGTCGGTCGGCACTGATGAAGCCCGCCGACATTTACATCATCAACCGTGAGAACGTCCAGTGGCTCATTGAGGACAGCAGACTGCCGTTCAACTACGATACCGTGGTGGTGGATGAGCTGTCCTCCTTCAAGAATTATCAGGCCAAACGCTTCCGGGCACTCATGAAGGTACGCCCCACGGTCAAGCGCATCATCGGGCTGACCGGCACTCCCAGCAGCAACGGTCTTATGGATTTATGGGCGGAGTTCCGACTGTTGGATATGGGCGCTCGGCTGGGACGGTTCATCAGCCACTACCGGCTCGAATATTTCCAGCCGGATAAACGCAATGGACAGGTCATCTTCAGCTACAAGCCTTTGCCGGGAGCGGAACAGCGCATCTATGATAAAATCAGCGATATCACCATTTCCATGCGTTCCACTGACCTTTTGCAAATGCCGGAGCTGATCAGCAGCGAATATGCCGTTCATCTATCCGATGATGAGAAAAAACGGTACGATGCTTTGAAGCAAGATCTGGTGCTTGCGCTGCCGGACGGCGACATTACCGCCGCTAACGCTGCCGCCCTCACCGGTAAGCTCTGCCAGATGGCAAACGGCGCTATCTACACTGATGACGGCGGCATAGTCAATCTTCATGACCGGAAATTGGATGCGTTGGAGGATATCATCGAAGCTGCCGGCGGCAAACCCCTTCTGGTGGCATACTGGTTCAAGCATGACCTTGCCCGTATCACCGAACGGCTGCAAAAGCTCCACGTTCCATTTTCTAAATTGGACAGTGCCGACAGTATCCGCAGATGGAACAGCGGTGAATTGCCCGTGGCGCTGATCCACCCCGCCTCCGCCGGTCACGGGCTGAACCTGCAAAGCGGCGGCTCCTGCATCGTCTGGTTTGGGCTGACGTGGAGCTTGGAGCTATACCAGCAGACCAACGCCCGCCTCTGGCGACAGGGACAAACGGCCTCCACGGTTGTGGTGCAGCACATCGTTACCAAAGGCACCATCGACGAGCGCATTCTGAAGGTGCTATCCAAAAAGGACAGCACACAGGCAGCGCTAATCGACGCGGTGAAAGCCGACCTGCAAATCTGAGACAATCAACGACAATCCGTGCCAATCCGAGGGAAACAAAAATATCGGAGGTACAGATTATGAATCCATATGAAGAACTCGCAAACGCCATCGTGCTGCAGGCCGTCAAGGATTATCGGCTGCATGACGATGAACAGGAGCTTGCCAGCATCGAGCGTTTCTTCCGTTCCGGCTGGTTTGGCACCCTGACAAGCATCAATCCCGAAATGCTGATCTCCAAGCTGAGAAAGGAGAAGGTGTGCCATGACTACTAAAACCTACCTCTCTCAGGCGCGTTATTTGGATATGCGTATCAAATCAAAGCTCCAGCAGATTGATTCACTGAATGAGCTGGCAACAACCTGTACATCAGTGCTGACGGGTATGCCCCGTAATCCCAGCGGCTCCGTCTCCCGTATGGCAGATGCCGTTTGTAAAATCGTCGACCTGCAGAACGACATCAACCGTGACATAGACACGTTGGTCGACCTCAAGAAGGAAATCATGGGCGTTATCAAAGCGGTGGCAAACCCGGAACACCAGACGCTTTTGGAGAAGCGATACCTCTGCTTCCTCTCGTGGGAGAAGATTGCCGTGGACATGGGCTACGACCTGCGGTACACGCACAAGCTACACATTCGGGCGCTGGAGGAATGCATCATTCCTGCTTTACCTGAAGTGGACACAAAAAGACACTGAAAGACACCTGCCTCTTATGATAGTATTATAATCAGAAAAGCAGAATGAAGATGAGCCTTGTGGGAGTAATCCCGCAGGGCTTTCTTTATACCCTGCGAGGAGGTGATACGATGCCGAAGCGACCCAAGCGGCCGTGTTCCTACCCCGGCTGTCCCAACCTGACAGACCGGCGTTACTGTGTGGAGCATGAGCGCAAAGAGAACAAACGCTATGAACAATACGGGCGCGACCCCACTGAGCGAAAGCGGTACGGACGAGCATGGAAACGCATCCGGGACAGTTATATTGCGGCGCATCCTTTGTGTGAGCAGTGCCAGAAGGACGGCCGAATCACTCCTGCCGAGGAGGTCCACCACATCCTTCCTCTCTCCCGAGGCGGGACTCACAGCCGCGATAACCTGATGGCCCTCTGCAAAGCGTGTCACTCCCGCATCACCGCAGAGAGCGGCGACCGCTGGAAGCCAGAAAAGAAATACAAATATTGAGGTGCCTATGAGGGAAGCGAAGAAATGCGTAGTTTGTGGGAAAGTATATGTTCCCAAAAGCAAAAGTCAGCAGTGCTGTTCTGCGGGATGCGCCAAGGTCAAAGCGGCAGAATCGCAACGGAAATATTATAAATGTCAATACTGCGGGAAACCTTTCTGGCGGCATGATGCCTTCCGCATAAAGTATTGCAGCGATGAATGCAGGCAGGCGGCAGCTGCCAAGCAGCACCCGAAGAAGCCCCCAAAAGAGCCAACAGTTTACAAACGTGACTGTGCCTACTGTGGCAAACCGTTTGAAACTCACTATCCAAATCAAATCTATTGTTGTAAAGACTGTGGTTGCTCAGCAAACCTAAAACAAAAGCGTGAACAATGGGCCGGTACATTTATTTCTCAAAAACGTGTTTGCAAAGAGTGCGGCACTGAATTCGTGACAGAGTGTGGTGATACACACTCTGTTTTTTGTTGCCGCAGCTGTGCTGAGAAAAATGAACGCAGGCACGAACACGCCACGGAAAGGCATAAAGCATACATGCGCGAGGCTAAACGAGTCCGTGAAAAGCAAATCACAGCAGCCTTTGTTGAAGCCGTATCCTATGATGCTGTGTTTGAGAGGGATGAAGGTATTTGTCAAATCTGTGGCTTGCCTGTCCTTTACGACAAGTTTGCCGATAACAATTGGTCTGGCACCATTGACCACATCGTTCCTGTGTCTGTCGGCGGCGAGCACTCAATGCGGAACTGTCAGTTGGCTCACAGGATTTGTAACTCGCTCAAGTGCCAGAGCGGCAAGCGATATATCATTGATTGGAAAGAAAAATCCAAGACGGATAACTACTGGCGTATCAAGTACAAGCAGTACGAATCACTCATGGCATGACCCCATGCCCCTATGAATCTCTGTGACCTTTTTGCCTGGGAACGGGCGTGGGGCTTCGTGCACGAAAATTGCTATTCAAACATGGTATTGAGAGGTGACTTAAATGAGAGACAGAAAGAAGCAGCGCGAAAACCGCAGACTTTACGGTAAGCAGAAAGATAATCCGAGGCTAAATGCTTCCGGTTGCTATGACTTGACCGCATATGAAGCCATAAAACGAGCGGATAAAAAGAAAGGGCATGAACATGGCTAAGGATGGAACCATGCGAGGTGGTCCAAGGCTCGGTACCGGCCCGAAGAAGAAAGCCCTCGCAGACAAAATCAGAGACGGTAAAGCCTCCGGCACCCCGGTATTACAGTCCCCAGACGAGCTGGCTGGCGTAGATATGCCTCCTATAAAAGAATATCTACGCGCCGTGCAGAAAAGCGGCAAAGACCTGTGCGCCGAGGAGGTCTACAAGGACACCTGGGACTGGCTGAAAGCACGAGGCTGTGAAGGTTTAGTAAACAACCAGCTTATCGAGCAGTATGCCATGAGCGTTTCCCGTTGGATACAGTGCGAAGAGTGCATTTCAGAATACGGTTTTCTGGCAAAGCACCCGACCACCGGCAATGCAATCGCTTCTCCGTATGTGTCAATGAGCCGCGACTACATGAAGCAGGTTAATCAGATCTGGTATCAGATTTATCAGGTCGTGAAGGAAAACTGCTCTGTAGAATTCCAAGGCCGGAGTCCACAGGATGATTTGATGGAGCGGCTTCTGTCCGCCCGGAAAGGAACGTAACATGGCAACTCAATATAAAACTGCCGAGAGCGTCTGCAAAGGTCACCCGGATAAGCTGTGCGATCTCATTGCCGACAGTATTCTCGATGCCTGTCTCCGGAAGGATAAGGCTTCCCGCGTGGCCTGCGAGATCATGGCGACAAAAGGCAAAATCTTTGTAGCAGGCGAAATCACCTGTTCAAAGAAAGTAGATATCCGCTGGATTGTGCGCAGCGTTCTCAGCGACGTCGGCTATAACCCGCGCAAGTTTATCATCTTCGTGTATGTACATCAGCAGAGCAAGGATATCGCGGGCGGCGTTGACCGCGCTTTGGAATCCAGAGCCGGCGACACCTCGTGGTACTCCATGCTTGGCGCTGGCGATCAGGGCACTGTCTACGGTTACGCAACGGATGAAACCACAGAAAAACTGCCGCTTCCGCTTGTGCTGGCTTCCGGTATCTGCCGCAAGCTTGACTCTGTGATGAAAAGCGGCGTCGTGAAGGGCATCGGTCCTGACGGAAAAGCGCAAGTCACTGTGGAATATGAAGACGGAAAACCGAAGCGGATCAAGGCCATCGTAGTTTCTGTCCAACATAAGGAAGACAAAAATTTGGAGGTCCTGCGCAACGAGGTGATCTCCGAAGTACTCTGGCCGGTGTTTGAGAAGTTCCCGTTCGATGATGCTACGGAAATTCTCGTGAATCCCTCCGGTCGTTTTGTGGAGGGCGGGCCTGCTACTGACACCGGGCTCACCGGCCGCAAAATCATGGTGGACACCTATGGCGGGCTCGCTGCTCACGGCGGCGGTGCCTTCTCCGGCAAGGACCCGACGAAGGTTGACCGCAGCGGTGCTTATATGGCGAGGGCCATTGCCAAGAACATTGTGTGGGACGACCTTGCGAAGGAATGTCAGGTGGCAATTTCCTATGCCATCGGCAAGGCTGATCCGGTCGCTGTCGAGGTCGATACCTTTGGCACTGGCAAGTATCCGGATGAGGTTCTCCGAAAAGCCGTGATAGCGGTTTTTAATCTGCGCCCGGCTGCCATCATTGAAACGCTCGGTCTGCGGGATGCCATCTACGCCGACACCGCCACCTACGGTCATTTCAGCGGTTCGCTAAGTCGTTGGGAGTGGCTGGACAAATGCAGAGAACTGCGAGAGGCGGTGAAGCAATATGCTGATTGAACGCAAAAAGGTCGCCGACTTGATTCCTGCGGAATACAATCCGCGTAAGGATTTGAAGCCCGGCGATCCTGAATATGAAAAGCTGAAGCGCTCCATCGAGCAGTTCGGTTATGTGGAGCCGGTCATCTGGAATAAGACGACCGGGCATATTGTCGGTGGTCACCAGCGTCTGAAGGTACTCATCGATATGGGTATCACAGAAGTAGAGTGCGTCATCGTGGAACTGAACGATGATAAGGAAAAGGCGCTCAACGTCGCGCTGAATAAAATCTCAGGCGAATGGGACAAAGACAAGCTGACCTTACTTATCTCCGACCTGCAGGGTGCGGACTTTGACGTGACGCTTACCGGCTTTGACCCTGCCGAGCTCGACGACCTGTTCGAGGCTTCCACCCAAGACAAGGTTCATGACGATGATTTTGATGTTGATGAGGAACTGAAGAAGCCCACCGTTACAAAGCTCGGCGACGTTTGGCAGTTCGGCCCGCACAGGCTCGTCTGTGGCGACTCCACCCGTGCTGAAACCTATGATCTGCTGATGGCTGGCAAAAAAGCCAACCTTGT